GCTCCTGCTCTTGGGCTTGTCTCTATTTCAACAAGTGACACAAGATTTCTACCGTTGGTAAACGGAGTGGGGCATCTTGTTGATTCTAAAGCCTACCGAGTTAAAAAGGTAGCCCACTCAGTAAAAACCACGGCTAGGCTTCATCAGCAGGAAGTCAACGACTCAGGCTTCAGGTACAAGCCCGCTATGATTACCTGCACTTATGCCAATGGTAACGCCTACTCTCCCCGCGATATCACCAATTTAATCAAAAACTGCCGTAATTACCTTGCTCGGCAGTATAAGCAATCCGTATTCCGATACACCTGGGTCGCTGAACTTACAAAGCGGGGCATTCCCCATTATCACCTCATCCTTTGGCTTCCAAAGGGCTGCTCCTTTCCAAAGCCTGATAAACGTGGTTGGTGGACAAAAGGCTCAACCCGCATCGAGTGGGTAAAAAACGCCGTAGGCTATCTCGCAAAATATGCCTCTAAGGGCTTCGACATTGCAAAGCACTTTCCCAAAGGTCTGAGAATTTCCGGCTTTGGCGGTCTTTCTCAGATTTCCCGCCGTGAATATCGATACTGGCGCGTTCCATCATCAATCCGCAATTCAATTAATCCGAATGAAAAAACACCTTGCTCCTTTGACCTACGCAAAATCAAGGACGGATACTTTAATAAAGATACTGGCGAGTTTATCGAGTCGGCTTTCCAGTTAGTAACCTGTAACGGCTCTTTCTATATTGCTCCCAAGGAGTTTTTAAAATGCGCATAAAAGACGCTTCTTTGCTCCGCTTTTACCTACATTCAATCGTAGGACTTACGCATACCGAAATTGATTCACAAATAATCGAATATTCCCATTTAACTGAGGAATACCTTTACACCCAAATTGAATCCCACTACAAACCAATGGAGAAAAAGAAATGCGCATAGAAATTAAATCCACCGAATTAAAACTGGTTGCAGGTAAATCCCGCAATTCCGGCAAAGACTACTCTTTCCATACTCAGCAAGCCTATGCCCACCTTGACGGTAAGCCATACCCTGTTGAGTGCCGTATCAATATTGATTCCGGCAATTCCGCTTATGCCTTGGGTTTTTATACCCTGGCTTCCAAAAGTTTCTATGTCGACAAGTACGGCAATTTGGGCTTATCTCCTAAATTGGAATCGGTCAAATAATGACTCACTACGCTTGCACCGCCGTTGTTGATAATGTCTGCACGACCTGGGCGGAACAAGTCGGCTTTTTACCATCCCTGACCGCGGAGCAGGGCATGACTATCGGGGGTAGCATACTTTTATGTATGACTACTGCGTGGGGTTTCCGCACCCTTGGTCGCTTCATCAGTAATAGGAACTAATCTCATGGATTTGGTCGCTGTAACTGCCTCGCTCGGTGATATCACCGATGCAATCACCACCATTGGTGGCATTCTGTTGGGCGCTGCTGCGCTTGCGGTTGCTTTCAAATGGGGTAAGGCTGCCCTGTTCGGTTAATCGAACAATCTAAGTGTGACGCGCTTATTTCCTCATGTCGTCCTGTTTCCGGTCAGTAAAACCGGATTTTTAATTCTTGGGGATTTCACAATGGATGGTTGGATTATCATATGCGCTATTATTTTATCGGGCTTTATCTTGTTCTCGGACTGATTGCAACGGCTCAGGCTCAGACTCAGACATATCAGTTAATCAATGGTATTAAGGTTGAGGCAGTCGCCGTTTCATCTGCTCAACGTACCGCAACTGGTACGGTTATGCAGGGTATTCAGTTTCGCGCACAGTCTGGAACTACGCCCCCCAAATTCTATCAACGCGCTGTTGATTTCTCTAAAGGCACATCCGCAACATCAATAAAAAACTTCGCTAAAGGCAATGCTTTTCAGCTTGGTTTAACTGCTGCCATTCTTGGTGTTGGTTGGGCTATGGATGAATTGACAGGCCAAATATATTCGACTGCACCCACATCCGGCGAACCGTCACTATACGCTGTCACAAGTCCTTATTATTTCAAAACGATTGACTTCGGTTCAGGCGCATATGCTGACGTTACTATGTGGGGCGCTGCTCAGAAGTGGTATGCAGCATATGAACTCGGTTCAAATTATCAGTTAGAGTTATCGTTTTGTAATACAAGCGTAAATTGCCAATTTCGCGCAATGGAAAAATCACCCTATCGACAAATTACAGCCACTACGGTTGTTCTGTATAACGCCGGCGCATATGCCTCTGCCCCTGCCGGCTATCCATCTGCTATTCCTACACAAGCACAATTACAGGGCACGCCTGCCGGTACTGGTACACCCGCAACCGATAATGAAATAGCTACACAAGTCACACCACAGTTATCCGATAATGCTTTAAAAAAACTCCATACTGACCCTGTAACAGGCGCTATTCAACAGCCTCAAGAGGTCTTGAATAAAATGACTGAAGTGGCTAATCAGTATGCTCGTGAACTAAACCCTGAATCCGTTAACGCTACTGCACCCACTGCCCAAGCTATCCCTGAATTAATCGAATTACCCGCCACCGATACACTTCCATCAACTGGCTTAAGTTTAGATTTTCCTGAGTTCTGTGACTGGGCATCATTTCTCTGCGATGAACCGACCGAGCCATCCGACTCCAATTGGACATTTGCATCAATGGTTTCTAACGATGAAATTGAACAGGTTAGCTATTCATCAGGATTAGGCTCAGGCTCATGCCCTAGTCCAGCTGTTTTTATGGTTTTGGGTACATCCCTCGAATATTCTTATGAACCTGTTTGTGACCTTGCAGGGGTTGCTAAATTCTTTGTTCTCTTGTTCGCATACCTTTCATCAATCTACATTCTTTTGGGGATTAAACGCTAATGCAAGCACTCTTGATGCTCGTTATTCGTTGGACAATTGTTTCCACTCTTGCACGTATTTTCGCAGGTGTTGGCATATCGCTTATTGCTCAAACATTCCTTACATCCTATGCCAATGACGCATTGCAAGGCATTGTGGGAACTGTTAACAATATGGGCGGTGACGTTGGTCAGTTGTTTCTTATGATGGGCTTCGGTTCATTCCTAACAATTACCGGAAGCGCCTTATTAACTCGCGTTGCCATTGTTCAATCAGCCAAAATATTCGGTATTAATGTCGCCTCATGATTTATTTAATTACTGGTGTCCCGGGCTCCGGCAAGTCGCTATATTCTATTCGGCTTATTCATGATTGGATCAAAGAGGGGCGCCCAGTTTATGCCGACATTGATGGTCTAAAAATAGATGGTGTACTTCCTAGCCCTGATGATTGGCGACAAACACCGGAAGGCTCGGTTGTCATTTATGACGAGTGCCAAAAAATCTTTCCATCAAACGGCAAAGCGGGTGTAGCTGAAGACGACCGCATGAGGGCAATGGAAACGCACCGACATACAGGCCACGATTTGGTATTCATTACCCAAGCGCCCACGTTCATCCACCACCACATCCGCAAGTTAACTGGCAAGCACATTCATTGCTATAGAGCTATGGGCTTACAGGGCTGTACGCTCTTTAAATGGGATGGTGTCTGCGACAATCCTAATGGATACCATGAGCGCAAAGAGGCAGATTCTGAGCGTTGGACATACCCAAAGGAATTATTTCAGTATTACAAATCCGCCACGGTTCATACCCATAAGTTCAAAATGCCCAAAAAACTCATTTTGCTTATTGGTTTTGCAGTCGTTATTATCGGTTTAGCCCTGACTTTCGCCATGAATAGTGGCATGGCTGAAACCATTAAAAAAACTACTGGCGGTTCATCAGTAACCGCTTCAACGGCGCAAAGCGCGCCGGAAGCGGTGAAGCAATCATTTATCAATCAGTCATTAGCTGACCTAGATTCATCTCGTTCTATGACCGTTTCTATCTCCGGCTGTGTTTCAGGTCGTTTCTGTCGTTGCTTCGATATTGAGGGTAATTTGATTGATTTGGCTGAAACTCAATGCCGTGATTATTCTGAGGGTAATCTCGCGCTTCCCCTCAAAATTGACTATGCAGGCTCTAAATCAGAAAATAAGTAGTTCGTTCAGTTATGCATACCGTTCATATTCGCGTTCATATAAAACTTAAAATAGACAAATAAAATCATAAATATTCATCTTTTAACGTGTTATAAAGACATTTAATCCCAATTTATATATCATCATTCATTTATAAATGCATATATGCATTCATGTTATGCATAATATGCAATATTTCTAAATAATTATGCATTCGTTCATATTCAAAATAATCATTTTCTCCGCATATTTTTCAAATTATCACATGGGGATATGCAAGGGGTTCCCCCTTGCTGGTAGCTTGACTCTATCTATGCCACGTCATTCGGTGGCTTATCGCTATTAATTCGCCGGATACTTGTAACCGCCGAAATGGTGCTCTTCCCATTTCCCCCTGACAACTGCTTTTCCTGCCAAAGAATCCCGCGCAACCGTCGCGGGTTTATTCTGTTTCCGTCTGGGCATACTAAATCACGCCCTGCAAACCGCCATCCTGCCCACTCATTCGATAGCTTGATATGGTTTAAAATCTGCTCGTCATACTGCTTTTCTGCGCATTTGCTCCATTTCAAGCCAGCTTGTATGCAGGGTGGTGCTGTAAAGTTCTTATTGTCCATCTTGTAAACGCTCCAAAATGCTCTAGGATACGCCACACGCCCTTAATGTTTACATAATATACAGAACCAGCATATTCTGCGAAGTCGGCACCTGTCCTCGCCTGTGCCGTTCTAGGGGCAATTGCTCCGGCTCCCACTAAAAACGCCATCACAATAGCCCCGAACTGCTTAGAGAGTTTCAGCAGTCCTTTGGCTGATTCCCCTTTCTCTTTCTCCGCATATGCCTCTAACACGGTCTTTGTAGGGTTCTCCCCTAAATCGTTTGCCATCTTAATCAGGTATGACGCTTCGCCGTTTCTACCCTCTTTCCAGTTCTGAATGGTCTGTCTTGATACTCCCAAAGCAAGTGCTGCCTGACTATCATTTTTCAGGTTCTTAGCAATTCGCCATCTTGTTAAAAGGCTATAGGTAGCGCTCATTTCAATCTCCTAAAAAATAATTTACTACAGGGCTTGACAAACACATATTTTCTATAGTTTACTACCCCCTAGTTACTACAGGCTAGTAAATTTCAGGGGCTTATATGAACAATTTTGTATGCAAGCAAATTACAGAAAATTCACCTCATTACAATCAATGCATTCTTTCATTCTCTGATATTCGCAAATTAGCTATTTATCAGCAAAAACGCGGTCTGTACCGCAATCCTGCAAAACAATCTTCCCCACAATATAGCTACTTCGAAGCTATGTACAACATTGCAAAAGGGACTCACTAATGAACCCTTACACCACATCCAGTAATCATATTCCTTGGTTCTTTTTCGGCGTTGCAGTCGTGCTAATCATTGCCTTGGCGGTAGGTCTGTAATGACCGCTAACCGTGCTCCTGCTCTTGGGCTTGTCTCTATTTCAACAAGTGACACAAGATTTCTACCGTTGGTAAACGGAGTGGGGCATCTTGTTGATTCTAAAGCCTACCGAGTTAAAAAGGTAGCCCACTCAG